AGAATATAAAGGAAACCGAAATAGAAAAAAGCCCTGCGGTTTCAAAAGGGTGATAAATAAACTTAAGTCTGAGTACAAAGTTATTACAGTAGATACGTTAGAAGCAGATGATGCTTTAGGTATCTACGCAACTAAGCACCAAGGAAACATCATCGTCTCACCTGATAAGGATATGAGACAAATTCCTGGCAAACTCTATGACTTTAAGGAGACAGTAGACATCACACCAGAAGAAGGTGCTAGATGGCATTTAATACAAAGCCTTGCTGGGGATAACACCGACGGCTACGCAGGCTGCCCCACTGTAGGCGTTAAAAGAGCTACAAGTATCTTCGAAGAGAAAGGATACACATGGAAAGCAGTCGAAGAGACCTTCATAGAGAAAGGCTTGACTGAAGCAGACGCATTAGTTAATGCACGACTCGCACGAATACTCACCACTGACGACTTTGACCATGACAAACAAGAACCAATCCTATGGACCCCCACCTCCGGATACAGAGTTGACGACGGAGCAAGAGTTCCGGCTGAAGTCAATTGAGTTAGCAATTAATGATCCTAAGACACAGAAAGAGGATCTAATCACTGTCTTAATGGCACTCCAACACCAAAACATGGTGCTAGGTAACTCACTTAAACAACTACTAAAAGCATGGCCGAAACCACCAACGACCACGGACCAAACTATTACCGACGAGGTTCCATTAATGTTTGGGATTTTATTAGGGACCAAGAACTTGGATTCCACCTCGGAAACGTAGTCAAGTATGTATGCCGAGCAGGATATAAGAACGACGATATCGAAGACCTAAACAAAGCCATCCACTACCTATCTAATGAAATCGAATCTAGAACAAGCAACAGAGTTCCGGAAAGCGTTCGGAGTCCAGAACTCCCAAGACTTGCCTTCAAGAACTTTACAAAAGAACCTAGTTCTTGAGGAGTTTAAAGAGTTTCTAGAAGCAGAAGGGATGCTATTCAGACAGAGCTTAAGTCTTCACGAAGATGCTCTTAAAGAATTAGCTGACCTTGTTTATGTCTGCTACCAATACGCAGCGAATATGAATTGGGATTTAGACGAAGCTCTGCGTCGAGTCCATGAAAGCAACATGTCAAAACTAGATGAGGATGGAAAGCCTACGTATAGGGAAGACGGCAAAGTTCTAAAGAGCAAAAATTATAAACCACCTACCTTACAGGACTTAGTATAAATGGCAAACAAAATAGCACGTACTGGAAGAGTCCAGTCATGGATTGACGATCCAGTATCACGTCTACCCGTATCATGCACTGTCTTCGTCGTTGACGATTCAATGGAGGGTGAGAATGGAATTGAAGCATCGTGGAAATTTGTATCACATGCTCTACGAAATGGAGCAGGCGTCGCAGTACACCTGTCGAAGCTACGACCAAAAGGAACCAAAAGTATTAAAGGAAATGACACACTTGTTGCGTCAGGACCAGTCTCATTTGCAAAAATCTATTCAACATTAAATGAAATTCTTAGGAGGGGGGGCACCTACCGTAATGGTGCTTGCGTTATTACTCTTGACCTCAGGCACAGCGATATTCTGGAGTTCATACATACTCCCCGTGCAGAACTTCCTTGGGTCAAAAGATGCATTAACCTCACCCCTAAAGACTGGGAAGAATCAACTCCAGAAGTTAGAGCCGCCGTCCTTAAAGGCATTGCCAGAGGGGACATTTGGCTTGCCAAAATAAAGCACGATCAACATGGAAACAGAATCTATAGCAACGTCTGTTTGGAAGTCTTCATCGGCTCACGATCCACATGTTTGCTACAACACATCAACTTGGGAGCTTGTAAAATTGGAGACGTCCGTACAGCTTTCTTTGAGGGTATGTCCTCACTGTGCGAACTCCACAGCAAGACAGGTGTTGGAGCTAGTGGAGAATATAAATCGCCCGAAGAGGACCGCCAAGTCGGACTTGGATTCCTTGGACTAGCTAACTTCCTAAGACAAAACAACATAACCTATGCCCAGTTTGGTGACTCACTTGAGAAAGTAAATAAAGGAGAATGGGTCGAAGGTACCAGTGGTATTGCAGCCCGTGAACTTTACATGGGCATACAACAAGCTGCATCGATAGCAGAGTTTAACAAGATGGATAGAGCATTCGCCATAGCTCCTACTGCATCTTGTTCTTATAGAAGTAAAGATCTCGAAGGCTTCACGTCAACTCCAGAGATCGCACCACCTATATCAAGGAGTGTTGACAGAGACTCAGGTACATTTGGGGTACAACATTATGAATATGGTGACGTAGAGATCGCATCCGAAGTTGGATGGGATACATATAAGAAAGTAGCTGATCAAATAATGATCATGCTAGAGAGAACAGGATTGCTACATGGCTATAGCTTCAATTCTTGGAGTGATATGGTGACTTACGATGAAGCATTTATAGACGAGTGGCTGAAGAGTCCACAAACGTCTCTCTATTATAGCCTGCAAGTTATGTCAGACGTACAGGACAAGTCAGATGCTTATGCTGCCTTAGATCAAGACGACGTTGACAGTTACTTAGCAGACATATTGAGTACCCAAGATGAAATTACCTGTGACTGCCAACAATGAACCCGTATGAGAAGTTACTCGCAAGAAAGAGAACATGGAACCCTGTCCAAACGACAAGAGGAACACTTAAAGAAGGAGCTGAAGAGACCATCTACCGTGCTTTGGCAATTCGTCACATGGAAGTACCAGTGGGGGCTTATATCACCGACGCTCTTGAGAAGACTGTACCGAATAGTGCTCGGAAGCTCCTTGAATCGAACGTAACAGATGAGATAAAGCATGACATAGCACTTAACTATATAGTCAATGCACATGGCGTAAACGATACCGCCGAGAAAGAAGCATTTCTATTAAGAGATGCGTGGGATGCTCACCCTGACCACACCATTACTAAAGCATTGGTAATTGAGAGAGCGATATTCTTCGTGCTCTTACCGTTCTTTAGATTCAATGGTGACGCTGGATTAGCTACTGTAAGTGCCGATATCTCAAGGGACGAGCAGATTCACGTTGCAACGAACTCACTTGTATGCGCGGAGCTGGGGCACGACCCTAGCCCATCGCTAGACAAGCTACGTAAAGCAACGATCAACTGGATCATGCAGCCTCTTAAGTATGAGAACAGCGATCAATATTTGAGCAGAAAATTTTGGCTCGAAACAAGCGACAACCTTATGTATAAGGGGAAAGCACCACAACTAAACGCCACCAAAGCAGGAAGAATGCCTGCCTTCTTTGAACATGACAACCGGAATCTCCCTCAATACGCTTAAGCTCCACAACGATAGGTTGGATGAGCTAATCAATAGGCTTGAGGAAAACTTTGGTTGGAAACCTATCCATCCCAAAGAGGACATACAAGTAATTATGTATCGCGCTGGTCAAGCCAGCGTCATTGAATACATCAGATCAATAATGGATGAAGAAATTTAATGTGCTTATTTAAACAACCAAAAACACAGGCACCACCACCACTAGCCCCAGCACCACCACCACCAATACCTCCTGTTGCTCCTACTCCCGCACCTGATCCTGTTGTAAAGGATCTAAACCCACAAGTAAGGAGAGCTAAGAGTAAGAGTGCTAAGAAGAAAGGAAGTAATTATGCAAAGGGTACTGGATCACAAACTATCAAGCTTGGACCCAAACTTAATGCAGGTATGAATCAAGGCGGAGGTCTTAACTGATGTTCGCTCGTGAGAGGTACAACCAACTGCAAACAGCTCGACGACAATTCCTAGACAAGGCAGTTGAATGTTCAAAGCTCACGTTACCATACCTAATACAAGACGATATATCTTCAAGACCTACACACGAAACCTTAAATGTACCTTGGCAGTCAGTAGGAGCCAAGTGTTGTGTTGCCTTAGCAGCAAAGCTAATGCTTGCAACACTACCTCCTCAAGCTACCTTCTTTAAGCTACAGGTAAGGGACGATAAGTTAGGTGAAGATATACCAGCAGAGGCACGTAGTGAATTAGATCTTTCATTCTCCAAGATGGAGCGTATGGTCATGGACTATATCGCTGCATCAAATGACAGAGTAGTTATCCATCAAGCACTTAAACATTTAATTGTTGGTGGTAACCTCCT